TATAACAATCTCATCAAAAGACAACCATTCACAGACTTGTTTTTTATATCACTATATTGCTATGTTTTTCATAATTCTACAAAAATAGCACAAATTTGTTTCCCCTTTAAATTCCAGGAAACAAATTTGTGCTATCCTTTAAAATGATTAGCTTTATAATCTGTTGGTGTCATACCCTCTATCCGTTTGAAGGCACGGGTAAAATAATTAGCATCTGCATAACCTACTTCATAGCCGATTTCACTGATCGTTTTATCGGTCGTTTCTAATAACTCCCTAGCTTTTCGCATACGGACAGACGCTAGATACTCTACATAACTTGTATTCAGATATTCTTTCATCAATTTAGAGAAGTAGAAGGAACTAAATCCTATCATCTCAGCTGCTTGTTTGAGGGAAATATCTTCCCTATAATGCGCTTCAAGATAGTCTTTTATTTTTTGAATCAAAACTTGATTCTTATCCTTTCTATTTTCTATAATGTCTTCTGCATAACTAAAAAACCTTTGAAAAAAAGAAACCATATCCACATCTTGAAAAATTCTTTCAGATAGCTGGTCGGCATAAGGCATCATCACATCCTCCGAAAACCTCCTCAGCGTTCGTTTAACGATAGCATATAGCCCCCTAGCTTCCCGATTAAACGCATTACCGCTGTATAGTCTGCGCAAAACTTTTGCTATTTGCACAATATAACCTCTGGCTTCTTCAAAATGATGTTTTTCTAAAGCAGCTATAAGCTGTTCCTCTAATTCATAGGGATAACCATTTTGCCCCGCTCCCTGCTTATCTAGCTGAGTTTGTTCTGATAAATACAAAGCCATAGGCAGGTGAGAAGCTTCCGTAATCAGTTCACTTCTCGTATAGTCCACCTTCATATGCATCTGAGCCATAGCTTCATCCATCATATCCTGAACATCTTCAAGAATAGATTTTTCTCTCATACTTTCATGATCGTTCTCTCCTCTTCTTGATTCTAAGAATAAAAGCTGCATACAGTCATCCACTGCTCCAATAATACATAGGATTTCTTTTTTCTCACTTTGTCTGCTGACTTTATCTAAGAACCGTGTACGCATAAAATTCTTCTCAATAATACCACTGGTTTTATACTGCGTAATGGTTGTAAAATCCAACGTCACTGCCATTGCACAGACAAAGGATATATCCATAATCTTTAAATATTGTTCAATACTTTCTAACGAGGTATTATAATTTTTCAAACTTTTCATGAACTCTAGCTGAAAACCTCTGGTAATCTGCTCAAATTTAAATTCTAGTTCTTTATTCTGGTATTGCCACTTCTCCACCTTAATCATTTTTTCCGTAAGTGTCTCTATTAAACTCCATACTTTTTCCATTTCTACGGGCTTCAGTAATAGCTCTGCCGCTTGAAGCGCAATAGCATCTTTGGCATAATCAAAATAATCATAGGCCGTAATAAACACAATGCTCACCTCCGGCGAAAACTCACGTATTTTTTTAGCAGCTTCAATACCTGAGCAAAAGGGCATCTTAATGTCCATAAAAATCACATGTGGCAAAAAGGTTTTTGCTTCTTCAATAGCCTGTAGGCCATTTGCCGCTTCCCGTATCTCATATAATTCTCCAAATTTTCTTTGGACAATGGTTTTCATCGCTTCTCTTTCTATATATTCATTATCTGCAATTAGTAAACGAAACATTATCTTTCCTCTTTTACTCTAAAATGATTTGAATGGTAAAAATAGTTCCCTTTCTCGAAGAGCTTCTCACGTAATACTTCACCCTATTTTCAAAAACTAGGTTCAATCGATACCCTACATTCTCAATGCCTATATGTGCCTGATCCCCAAAATCTACATCATGAACCATAAGTTTTTTTCTAACGCTGTCTATTTCCTCTTTTGTCATGCCTTTCCCATTATCATAGATACTTAAATACAAACTCCGATTTCTCTCTTTAATTCTAATATCAATTCGCCCCTGTTCAACTTGATCTTCTATTCCATGCTTGAAGGCATTCTCTACAATAGGCTGTAGTGTAAAAACAGGAATCTTTATTTCCTTAGTTTTCACATCACACTGAATACTGTAAAGGAGTTGTTCGCCCATTCTGGCTTTTAATATATATAAATACTGTGAAATCATGTCTAATTCTTCTTCTAAAGGCACATTACTTTTAACTTTTTTAAGATAGTGACGCATAAATTTTGATAGAGCTATCATTAAAGCATAGGCCTGATCTGCATTTTCTAAAAGTGCAGTCATAGAAATGACATTTAATGTATTGAATAAAAAATGAGGGTTAATCTGTGTCTGCAATCCCTGAAGCTGCGATTCTTTTAATAATTCCCGCACCTTCATTTTCTCCAGCTTTTCTTCTGATAAACGCAGTTCTAATTTAACCTTTTCTTCCGCCTTTCCATTAAGCGCATAAATCGTATCCAGCAATTGATTGAAATTACTCGTTAATTCCTGAATTTCTTTAGGCCCTGCCATGGACATGATTTCATGTTTTTCGCTACCTTTAGCTATCTTTTTTGTCATAGCGGCTATGCGCTTAATAAGTCCCGTCACATAATTAGAAAAAAAGATACAGAAACTTATACTTGCCACTACTACTATAAAGACGAAAAAGATTATAAGCCTCTGTAACCTCTTGTTATTTTGTGATGCCTTCTCAATAAACTCCCGATTTTCTTCTACACTAAGCCTCAATATTTCTTGTAGATAGGTAGTGATACGGGACAAAATATCCAATGATTCCATATAAATCACATAATAGGAACTGTCTGCCTCTACTTGATCGGTTCCGTTATCCTCAAACTTCCTAAGCCAGATTACTTCTTCCACGTGATTTTCAAATCTTTTTAATAGGTATCGGGTTACCCTAATTCTTACGTTAGAATCTACCGATACCGAACTTAATTCAACTGCATTGAGCAATTCATAGGATTCTGTAATCTGCTGTCTTAGATTCATCTTGGCTTCTTCATCTAATGTCTTAACAACTTGATATAAATATTTTCCATTTTCTTCTTGTATCTGATATAACTTATTGATTTTAAAAATATAATTCATATATTCTGAATCATTTTGTAATGCCTTAGCATTCCAGTGTAATACAAAAAAGGCAATACCTCCAATCATGCAGCTCATTAAAATAGAAAAGAAAATTAGTTGCACACGTATGGAGACACTTTTCATTAAATCAATCATTCTTCTCATACTGTACTCCTAACTTTGCGTCACTGTAAATAAAATTTTCAGGTGAAGTTTATCCTGTATCTTTACTTGAATCCCATTTTCACCAAAAGTTTTTGTCCACCGAGCTTCCGCTGCTGGGATGGAGTCATATAACCCTTGCTTTGCCTTTTGAGCCTTTGAATAAATCTTTTCAAAATACTCACCTCCTGTGAACAGCAGGCAAAAAACAATATGCCCCTCAATTCCCTCAGCAGTTACTGTGACTTGAAGGTCATCTCTTGTTTCGTTTTCAAGGCTCTCTAAAATAACACTCAAATACCCCATTATCCCATAGTGAGGGATGAAGAGCGATTTGGTATCTGCTGACTGACTAATTTCAAAATGAAATGTTTTATGCCACTTACTTTGATAGAACTCACAAAGTGTTTTTATGACCTCAAATTCTGAACTTGCAATCACTATATTTCCTTCGTGACCCCATCTGTATTTTAAGATTTTTGAATAACTGCGTAGCATTTTCTCTGTCTCAAAAGCATTTTCCAAAATGGCCATACGTGAAATACTATTGAGTTCTTTTAATAGTGACCCTAACCATAGCTCCATACTTTACTTCCCGCCTATATACTATTTTATCATTTCATTTTATCATATCATAAAACAAAAATCCCCTCAATTTATAAAAGCAGCTACCTTACAGCCCATTATTCCTCAATACGCTATTCTATATTCTATTATTATCATCTTAACAAATTGAACCCAATTAAAAATAGACAAAGCCAAAAGCTTTGTCTATCAATATGTTAACCAAATCTATACGCCGAGTTCTGTAATTTAGTTTTAAAGCTAATTCATCTCTTGTAACTATTGATAAATATGCACTAAAGCATTGATAATAAAGCCTTTGCTCTAATAACTTGTTTAGTGTTAAAACTATACCCCTTTAGCTTTAAAGCTAATTAATTATATTCCACTGTCAATTTACTGTCTAGAATTATTAGTTTCTTCCTATTTAAACTAGTTTAAAGTATTAACATGTTTTTATTCCGTAGAATTTTATTTCTTCTAGCTCTGCGACTAACCTATCTACAGCATAAGCTGTTTGATGTATCTCACTATCAAATAATCTATAGGCATTATTGAATGAATCTATGTCATCGTAGGTATTAATAATAATCTCCCCTGTACATAGAAAAAAAGTTATAGTCTTAGTTTTACTATTATACCTCATTTCATCTATTTTGTTACTATTAATTTTCCTTTCATTTGTAACTGTAATAAACATAAAATCATCCTCTCATTATGTAAGTTATCTAGTGCAACTATTGTGCACTTTAGTAATTATAAGTGACCAGTTTATGCACCTATCAAGTCAAATAAATACCTCGAATGTTATAATAACGCGAGGTGATAAAGTTTGAAAACCATAGGTGATAGAATAAAAAACATCCGTGAAGATTTAGAATTAAGCCAAGAAGAGTTTGCTGCAAAAATACATAAATCTGTGAGATCAGTAAAATATTATGAGCAAAATGAAAGAATTACGTTAGAGCTTTTGCGCACAATAGCAAATAATCTTGATATTAGCATATTCTCTTTATTCACTAACTCAGATGATTTGTTCAAATTGTTTATCTCACAAGCTAATCTTAAAAACCTCTCATCTGAAAAATCAAATGCCTTAAAATTAGAATTCAACAGTTTTATGGAGTTTTTGGCTAACAAGTATAAAAAATAAAACCCTTTTTCGACAATAATATTATAAAAACTTATACTTTTGTATAAAAATAAAAGACTAAGATCATTCCCCTTAGTCTTCTTTAACATGTATTTTTATATGTGATTAGATCTTTCTTTTTTATCATATGTACACCTCCCCTATTCTCAGTATAAAATAGGATTGTTAATAATTCAACAATTGGGGGTGTTAAGTTTTAATGACATTAATCTAATATTTCATAATATTTCATTTCCATACTCGGTACGGTTATGTTTCCACCTAGTACGCTTTTATAAGTTGTTACCCCATCACAAAGACCCCATATAGCAACCATATCATCTTCTAGTATTCGGTTACTCTCAACTTGTTTGTATGTAACCATATAAATGTCATCGGTATAACCCCCATATTCACTTTCTTTTGTGGCTATTCTGAGAGTAACTGTATCAAATAATCCTTCGCTTACTTGAATTACTTTTCCAGATATACTCACATTCTTATTTTCATAATCAGCTGGGTTTCTCGCGATTAGTTTGTACTCAAACTTTTCACATGACGCTTTATACTCTTCTTCGCTGATTTCTTTTTCTTCAACTGGAATTTCTTGAATTACCTCTTTACTCGGTTCCTCATTTTTAATAGTTGGAGCTGATTGATTATTCCCAAAGCTCAGTAAAAATATAATACTACCAAATACGGTAATTACAATTTTTAAAACTTTATTCCATTTTGAAAACTTCCACATCATAAATAATCCTATAGGAAAAAGAAAAATTATTAATAAAATTATGAGTATATTACTTTCATACCATTTTTTCTTACTGTTAAATGGCTGACCACAATTTGTGCAAAATGATGCCGTTTGATGGTTTTCTAAATTACAATGAGTGCAACGCATAATATCTCCCCTTTTTTATCTCATTATATCAAATTATCATACAATTAAGCAAATTAAAAATCTATTTTAGGTAACTCTAACATGCAGCTCCAAGGCCAAGCGTCAAAATTAATTATCTGTATATAATATTTGCATTGCTCGCAATTACCATCACACTTAGTTCCCATTGGTTAATCTCCTTTTTTGTAGGAGTATAGTCTTAGTTTATTATATTTAATCAAGATCGAATAAAAAAAGGGTAGAAGCCTAAGCCCCTACCCCAAATTTGCGTATTTAATTATTAGACTGCGAACATGTTCAATTTTATAAGTACCAGTAGCCCACAGTAAACTATCTGAAATTATTTTATCTTTCACTAATCTATCGACCCCACCCATCTTAGTGAGTAGCGCTGGCACATTTTTCAGATTAATCTTGTCTATACTTGACCATGCTGCAGGACTTCCTATAATATTTCTAACAACTAATTTCTCTACCGCTTTTTCTAAATCTTCATCACTCTTAACTGCTTCTGGTGGTTTTTTACCACTTTTCAATTGAGCGATAGATAGTCCAAAGGTGTATTGTAGATGTGGGGTATCTCCCCATGAGTCGCCGGACTCCAGTCCCATTTTCTTTGCAATTGCAATAGCTTTACTCATGATTGATTTATTGTATATGTCATTAGGAATATCAACATATATATCAAAAGCTAACCCCCATTGATGATAAGATTGCATATCCCTCCCCTTAGCATTAGTCACAATATTACCGGCTCTTGTACGCCCTTGTGCGTACAGATAATCTTGTCTTTCTTTTGTCCTGAATGTTTCAGATATTTTTATTTTCAATCCTTGCTTGCGGCACTCAACTAAAAATGCTTCTGCTACTTTTTGAACAAAAGGATGAAGCTTATTTATGTCTCTGCATTGTTCTGTGCTCATATAATCACTCCTTTGTCATTGGTAGTTTAGCGTTGTCATACAAGCCTGATGCGCTCAAACCACAAGCTATACCTATTACAATACCTTTCTTGATATCTCCATCTGATAAAAATAAAACTCCCGCTGTAACGCCTAATGCAAGCGATAACAGTGGACACCAGTTAGTATTAAGCCCTGCTCGCTTTGCGATCTCAACTATACCTATAATAACTGCCACTACTGCAACATCATAAATTTGTATTTCCATCAATATTATCTCCTTTGTTTTTTAGTTTTTTTACAAATGCTAAATAACCACCCTCTGCCCCACAAAATCCGAATACGCAAGTAATTAATGTGCTTGGTTCATTACCGGTCAAGTAAAACAGACCTATATTAGCCACTGTAAACAATAGCAAAAAGAGTAACATTAATATAATTATCCTTTTGCTAAATCTGCCTTTTGGCTTAGGCGTACGTTCTATATTAATTTTAAACATCTAAACACCTCCTACAATACAAGTGCTATAACAGCACCCACTAAAGCACCCACAATAACCCCTAGCGCCTTTTCTTTCACTCCGTCTAGCAATTTACTAGGCTTCATCTTAATCTCTTCTACGTCTTTTTTTAGCCCGCTTACCTCTTCTTTTGTATACTTTGTCTGTTCGGCTATTGCTGCAATATTGCTATTCATTTCATGCAGTAAGTTTTGTTGTTCCTCCAACTTATCTATACGATGAGTATTGCTTTTGCTTCTAGCTGTAGTTTCAGTTAACTCCTTGATCTGGCTTTCATTCATTGGCCCTTTTCCCCTTTCTCTTGTTAAAGAGGGCATAAAAAATACGCCCTCTGGCGCTACTATTTTTCATTATAAAACTGAAATTCTATTCTTCTGGTTCAACTGGTTCTTCCTGTACCGAATCTACTGGTGGATGAAACTTTGAATCAATAACAAGACAAATATTTGCATATTCCTCATCCTTTAGAACGTCTGCAAGGTAAAATGTATTAGCCTTGGTCTTAACAACCTCCTCGTCTTTGTAATAGCCTGCCTCAATAAACATCTTCATAGTTTCAAACATTTTCTTCATCCTCTCATAATAATGCTAAATTTTGTAGTGCTGTGATTTGGTCTTGCAGGTTTTGGTTGGTTTGGCATACTGTAGCTGTCATGCTGTCTGGTATTACTGAGTTTAAGTTTTTGATTACATTGTCGCCTTGGATTGTTTGAAGCGTTGTAATATCTACTGTTTCGTAGGTTGGCGTAGCAAGTTGATAAATCATCTTATACGGCGTAAACCCTGTGTAAGATGCAGTGGGTAAAACGTTTGTCAACCCTGTTCCATCCGTAATTTTTTTCCAATGTTTTGTTGACACTCCATCCCATGCGCTCCCATCTGGATTACACATTTTCCAACCGTAGAAATATGCTTTCCATTCGTTTATAGTTACTATATTGGACGCATTACTAAACCCACTATCAGAGTTTGGAACATAAATATTAACTGATGAACCACCTAATGCACAATTGTCGGCACTTTGTGCGAAGTTGGGATTTAGCATTTTCCCATCATATTTGATAACGGTTAGTTGTAGCGAGTTAGCTAAGTGCCCCGTTAAAGTTGCATTTGCTTGTTTAAAATCAGTAAAAACCGCAGCCGTCTGTGTCCAAGGTAAGGTTGAGAGATTAACCCAGCCACTTATTCTTCTAACTCCCAATTCGTCTGCTACCGTTCCAATTTTACGCAAATTATCAGTTATCTGAACCCTCTGCCTTCTTCCGTTCACCATTAACCATAAGAAGGGTTTGATTTTTGCGGTGTCTACTGTTTCGGTGGTTTGTGTAGCAAGTTGGTATTCAATATTCGTGTTGTTAGAGGTAAGCCAAGTTTTAAATAGATTAGCCTTTTGTATGTCGGTTAATGACTCTGAATATCCCGACAATCTTGATTTGAATATTGCGATGTGTATACCTGCTGTAGATGAATTTAAAGATATACCTTCTCCAACTATTGTGCCAGTAACTTGACGATTCTTAAATCTATCAGACCAAATAGAATTGCCAAAATCGGAACTGATAAGCGCATCCGTTTTGGTCAATGCAAAACGAACAATACTTAAGTCGGTTGTTGATTGGTAAAGGTTGTACGCCCATGCCTCGCTACCATTTAAAACCATTTTAGCGGTCCTTCTAGTAACCGCTCCAGTAGCAACATTATCAATCGTGTCCTGCACAAGATTTGGCAGTATGCGTAGCGGATTGTCTGTGATGTCATAGTCGCCTACTGATGATAGGCCGTAGGGCAATCTTGTGTTCACATATGATTCTTGATTAAATTCTACTACATTGAAAAACTCTAACACAGCACTATTGCCTGTAATGGCTTCTCCGCCAGAATCTAATCTTATATAAGGAATTGAGCTATTAACCGTTGACCCCGTGGTAAACTCTACTTTTTTCAAACCTGTTGATGATATCACGCCTATCCCCACAAGACCTTGTTCGGCTCTGAAATATAAACTTGGTGTTCCTGAAAAACTTAACACCTTAAAAATTGCTACATACTTTGTATTAGATGCAGTTTTGGTATACTTTCCGCTAACAGCGTTTATTTGTACTAATGATTGCATGTCAATATTATTGTTAAACTCACATAAATTCCTCGCCGTCTGACCCTTAACCGTCAAGCCCCTAATGAAATGATGTGCACATGGTGTAGCTGGGAATGTACCGTCTGGATTCATACTTAGTAATTTCGTAGGATAATCGTGTATGTCATATTTGTTGCCAAGATGATCCTCAATCCAAGCAACTTTCCTAACGCCATCGATCACATAATACTTCCAGTAAAATACTCCTGCTATTCGTGAGCTTACAGGAGGCAATTCCTCTTCGACCACCCTGTCCATGTTAGCTATCATACTTTCCACCGTAGTTTTGAGAGTGTTCACGGTTGTTGCGGTATTATTAACATTTGCTATCTGATTATTTATTGTGGTTACTGCGCTGTTAGCTTGAGTCAATGCTGTACTTGCAGTACTTGCTGCTGCTGCAGCTTGTGTTTGCGCATCCTCAACGTCTATTAAAGCCTGTTGCAATAAGCTATATCGATTATCAGCTAAAACCGATTCATCTGTTTCAAGGCTAAGTCTAACCGTATAGTCGAATGGTAGCGTTGTTATACGGTTAACACCTTGGTATATTTGCACCTCTGCTACATACGCGCCTCCTTCTTGAAACATATCTGACGGTAATACAATATAAGCTTTGCCTGCCGTATAAGGTGTTGATAAAGTACAATCATCCATAATAGTTGTACCGTTTTGACTCTTTACAAGCAGCTTAACGGTTTTTCCAGTTAAATCAAAAATACTTTCTCCTTCGTGTATCGTGAAGTTGAAAGTATTACCATTATGGTCGTTCGTAACCAAGTCTATCATTTCTCTAACATACATAGCTTCCATTTCGGTATGCTTTAAGTATACGTCTATATTATAGTTAACCACTTTTTCAGCTCCTTTCTATGCTATTTATTTTCTCTTCTAATGTTTCTATTTTTTCGGATAGATGTTTAACTGCACCTAACGCTGTAGTCGCAAGAGATTCATAATCTACCATCATCATTTCATCTTCTCGCCCCGGTATAGGTTGCACAAAATATTTTCCCAGAGAATGTTCTAATAAGTCTTGTGCTATTACACCTAATCTTTCTTTTTTACTTTCATCTTCTATGATATTAAAGGTTGCGATTTTAACATGGTTAGCTAAATTAACCATATCTGCAGGATCTACATATTTAATATTTTCTTTTAGTCTTCTGTCAGATATACCGCTGTGATACCATGATATGTGTTGTTGCATCGTTAGCGATAAATCAAAGTCTGTCGCATATTTAGCGTCCGCTTCACTATCAGTGATGAATGGCCAAAAAGTTGTCCCGTTATATCCCATTATACCAGCTGAACTTGACGGGAATATTACTCTACCAGCATCAAAATATACAGTATCTGGGTTAGGGTTAGGTAAATAAAACCCCGGATGAGCTGGGTCAGGTATAACACCTGTAGAATTGTTACAATACAGCCTCAATCTCCCATCGCTTAAGCACTCGATTTTAAATGCTACATTGCCACCGACATCATAAATATTTAAATTTCCCCCACCAACAGCTGAATAGCCTAAGCTTGATACTACAACATCATTTCTCCATACTTTTATAGGATTGTTAGGGGATATTTCAATATAGTTCCCTGCATCTTTGTCACCTACGTATATAGTAGCTCCATTGATTGTAACACCATTGATTGTGCCACCTGTGATGATACTACCAGTTATCGTTACGCCTTGTATTGCTACGCCTATTAGAGTCCCAGCTATAATATAATCAGCCGTAAAGCCTGCCCCAGTTCCAAAAGTTCGCCAATCCCAGCTGCCGTCAGGTTTCTTACCATTAGCAATCATAAATCCTGCCGGAGAAAATCTCATAGCCTGCGTACTTGTAGCGTCCGTAGATCCGTTCCTAACAATAAAATTCCCATCTTGCCAGTACATCTTACCGTCACTGTTGGTTATAGCATTTAAGGCTGTATTAATACTACCTTCAAGCTTAGAGGTTATTACATTCCCCAAAGCGTTTGTAATAGCAAGTATCCTATCCCAATACTCTCCGTTACTGGACACTTTATCAAGCAGCAGCTTTTGTTCTTCTGTGAGTGCTTCTAGGATAACCGCCTGCAGTTTAGTATCTTTAATCTGCAAGTTACCGTATATATAAAACTGTAAGCTAGACATCTTAAACGGTATATTAAATGTTATTGATTGTTCACCCAAAAATTGTACAGGGAAAAAGAAAGTGTTAACTGTACCATCATCTAAATGTAAATAAGCTAATATATAATTTTTAGCATTGTTAAGAGTTATGGCTTCATAACTCAAAGTGTATTGATCTTGTTTGTTATCACCGTACACTGTAACTATTTGATTTATGCTACCGTTGACTGTTATGGTGCCATCTAGGCCGTTTAATATGTTAGCCCCTAAAGTTGTATTAGCCATCAATCAACACCCCCTTAATAGTACCTTTAAGTCCTCCACTGTAATCCAAGTTGTGATCTACTATAAACACTTTGTACTTATCGTCAACCAGTATTGTGTCTCCCACTTCATACAGCGTATTGCCTGTGTATTTGATATTGATACCTTTTGCTGTGTATATAAAAGTGTCATAAACCGTAGGACTCTGAATGTATATATTATTTACAAATTTAGTCTTGTTCTCTGTGTTCTCACTCATAGCACTTACGCTATTCACATCTAATCCCAAGAACTCCGTTTCAAGCTCCATCAGCTCATTCAGTCTACTTGTAATAGTAAGAGAGCAAGTCTTAGAACCTATTGTATAATTAGCAATTTCGACTTCTTGGTTGAAAGTAATTAATTGAGGTATATACAGCTTATCAAATTCTATATTTCCAAGCTTATAGTCTACAGCTGACGGTGGGATTGTAGTCATGATGCTACCAAGACTCTTGAAAGTCTTTTTTGTGGGCGAAAACAGACTAATAATAACATCTTTATAGGTGTTTAGGTCACTGTCTACAAATTCATATTTAAGTAACCCTTGACCATAGTTAAGCCTATCTACAGGGTCGGCAGCTACAAATTTTTTAACTGTAAAATCTGATTTTAAGATTCCTTGTGACGCCACGCACATTTCTAACAATGTTTCATGAGTGTTCGTGCTTTTTGGAAAAGCTAAAGATAACATAGGATTAGCTAGATTTGCATCAAGTACATGCTCATTTGTCATTATAGATAACAAAGTATTGAAATAGCTTATAAGGTCTATGTTCATAGTTTGAGCCAAATAAGGCAGTGGCGTACTGCGTATAATCGTAAGCTCATCCACTGCCTCTATTTTTATAACATTTTTGCTATCTATACCTTTTCTTGAAACAACAATAAACTTCTCTTGAAAGTCACTATACCAATTATCGTTATATTTAACCCATGTTTCCCTATATAACACCGTACCTTTTATTATCTTATCGCTGATTGTATTTTTAATAAGAGTTAGATTTAGTATCTTTTTTTCGATACCTCCTAACTCTTTTTCTACTGAGGTGTTATATTTGTTTGACTGTACATCGTTACCTCTTATTACATATTTATCATTGCCGTTATAAAAAATAATGCGAGTATCTATCTCCCTCATATTATTTTTAATGGCATTTTTAAATTGTAAACTTGCTGTTTTCATATTACACCTCTATCAAATTAATCTTAAAGTCTTTCCATATAGCAACACCATTTATAAAGCTAAGCATTGTTACACTTCTATCACCTTTATAAAATATTGCCGTGGTTGGGCTTCCAGTGTTTGGGTTTATAAATGATACATTAAACGTCGTATTATTTTCTAAAGCGTTTAATACTTTAGTCATATCGGCCTGTTTTAGTACGCTCCACGTTACTTCTAGCTTCCACTTCTTGGCTATAAAGTCTATATGCATTGTTGCCTTTGAGTCCCTTTCTGCGTCCACTATATCCATAATATTAGCTGAGTATCCGCTAGGGGTAGGCATTTCCACATTGTTTATACTAAGCATCTTCCAACCTCACCCCTGTTCTTCTAATATAGCTTCCGATATGCGGGATTATAAAACGTGCAAACTCATTACCATCTATTTCAAATACAGCAGGAGTTTCATTACTGTTATTACTTGCTCCAGTATTCATAAATTGCATAGCTGTTAATACTGCATTTCCTACAGCAGTTGCAAACTTATCAGCAAATGCTGTATTTTCTAACGGCACTACGGCTTCTTTGCCAGCTTCTCCAATCATTGCGATTGTAGGGCTATCTATGATACCACCACGGGCTAACCTTGGAATATTAGGTATACTCATACCGAAAGATGTACCCGCTCCCGGTATGCCCGGTATATTAGGTATGTTTATAGATATACGATTTAAACCATTTATCATTTGGTTAACCATGTCTATGATCTGATTTAATGGATCTTTAACGATACCTACCAGACTATTAAACACACCTCTAAATATTTCTCTAGCACCTTCCCAAGCTTTTCGCCAATCTTGGGTAAACACACCATTCATAAATTTCAATACCCCGTTTAGAGCTTCTAAAAACCCATTTATCACAGCGAGTATCTCATTAATGTTTTCTAAAGCACTTGATGCCATACCGTCAAATATTCGGCTTACAACTGGCCCAAAAGTTTCCACCAACCAACCTATAAAAGGAGCCAAATGCTCATTCCACATGATACTAAAATTCTCTACAACTTGACCTAATGCTGTGAGGGTTTGTTCTATAGCTGGCTTCAAGTATTCTTCGTAAGTTGCAGCTATACTTTCACATAATTCATCGATGACCGGAGATAATTGTCCATTATAAACCTCTAAAAATGAGCTTACAACATTACTCCATCCACTAGCCATATTATCATAAGCCGGTTTAATATAAGTATCGTATGCATTATTTATCGCTATACCTGTGTCGGTAACCGCTTTTTCAAGAGTGTCGGTTATGGATGCTAAATTTCCTAGTGTATTATCTAAAGCTTGTTTGATATATTCCTTGTTATCACCTAGAACTTTAACTATGGAGCCTAAAAAATCACGCGCTACTTTACCACCAAGTTCAGCCATGTTGAGTGCCGCATTAGCAAATATTCCTATAATATTACCCGTGACCTGCTGACCATTTTCATCAGCGAACATACTGAAAATATCAGCAAAGATTGTACTTAATTGAGCTATCTTCTCATAAACATCACCGTATATATCAAATATTGAAATGATCTTTTCTTTTATAAAATCAGCATTATCTTCTAAATAGTTGTTTAGGCCGCCTATCAAGTTGGTGGCTATAGTAACACCTATACTTGAAAATGCACCTAACGTTTGGCCTAGAGCTTTTGCTAATTTATTTATAAATTCTCTTGCCGCTTCGGCTATATCTGAATCATTGAATAAATTTTCAAGATTAATTTTAAGTTTATCAAGCTCACTTTTTAGTTTATCTAAATTAGCGCTCTTAAAGCCTATTTCAAACCCATCTTTAAATAGTGCCTTGAGTTTATCAAGTTCGGCCTTAACTCTATCTGCCAGACCACTCGCAGCTGTCTCTAATTGACTAATACCAGCTGGCACAGCAGTAGTAGGGGTTGCACCTGTTTCACTTCCACCGCCTGCATTTTTAGATAGAGTATTCACTTCATCGAATGAAGCAAGAGCGTTCTTAGCAGCCTTACCTGCTTTCTCAGCTTCTTCCCCAGCTGCTTTTGCACTATCACCAGCACCATCAAACCCAACACCCACTTGTGCTACTTCTCCGGCACCAGCTGTAAAGTTAGTACCAAATAAAACATTCATAAATTCCGCTAGTCTTGCAGTGGTATTGCTTAATGCGAGAGACATGGAGTTAAGTACTGGAAGTACAACGCTCACAATAGGCATAAAAGCTTGACCTATATTAAGAGCTACGTTTTTCAAATTAGCAGTGAGCTGCATAAGCTGAAAGTTTGTATTCTGTTGAATACTATCACCAAACTTAGTGCTTGCCTGTTCTAAGATAGCCATTAATCTGATCTGTTGTTGTGTTTGGAAACTAAGTTTTTCCCATGACTTGCCGTTAGCAAGCTGTTTAAATGCCTCTGTCGTTTCAAGTAAAGCCACATTGACATTGATTCCCAAGTCCTCAATCGACTCTGTATTTCCTAATAGACCTGATCTAATTCGTTCAGATACATCGGCAACACTTCTGCCTGTGCTGGATGCTACTATAGTTGTAGCTTTTAAGAGCTCTTGCGTTTTTGTTGACATTTCCGATTGGCTCCCTAAAAATCCACTTAATAGGTTGCCATATACGGACGCGTATTTCATGGCGTCAGCACGGGCCATACCGAACATTGTTGCATTTTTCTTAATCCAGCTATCCATAGCACTAGCGTAGGATCCAAACAGCCTATTAATTTGCTGTACGTTAGCTTCATACATTCTAGTTATGTCAAAGCTGTCTTTAAGCACTTTGCCTATGCCTAAAGCAATAAGAGCTGTTTTAAGCTTGCTTGCCGCACTTCTTACTCCAGCCGTAGCTCTATTTACGCTATTTTGCACGCCAGACATAGACCTTGATGTATTCGCTTGTAGCCCTTGAAGCTGCCTACTAACTCCGGCAAGTTGTGTTTGTAAAGGAGCGGTTCTAGCTGTGATTATTACTTGCAACTCTTCTAATGTCATGCTTTCACTCTCCTTTCTTTTTAAATTTAGCGTTCCAGTGCTGAGCATACTCCATCATTTTAGCTTTTATGCTTTCTGAATTCTCTTGTTTTAACTCAGGCGCCCTAAATAGGGTAGGGTATAATTCATGAATTTGTTTAGGTGGTTCGCTACTTCCAAAAACTCTTTCTATACCATTAACAACCATCTTGCCTATTTGATATGACACGATAGCATCAAACCGCATATCATCTAATTTATTTGCTTGATAAGCTTCTATTTGGTCAAGTATTTCTTGATATGTCATATCCCAAAACTCGGTGGATTTTATACCGTTTCTGAGGGCTGGTTTATAAATATCATTAATAGCTTCTGTCCAGTTTTTATATCCGACCGATTCCTCATCTACTTTGGGTCGGTTTCATCCTCAACATCTTCCTCTTTTGCCTTTGGTATGAGTCCTGCTAATTGAAAGACTTCCATGAGTGTTGGGATTATATCCACAAGGCTCTTATCATCCTTTACGTATTCATCTATAAGCTTGTAGACTTTATCAAGCGTGTAACCATGCTCTAATGTCTGTAAACTTGCGTGCAGTGTAGATGATACGAAATCCATAGTGGGTAGATAACCACCAGCACATTTCATTAATTCGTTAACTGGACTAGTGCCAATTAATCTTTCAAGGTTCACCGTGTTTTTAGTGTCCATTCTAAGTCTTAGTGATTTATCACCAACTTCAAACTTCACGTAATTCATATAAATACCTCTTTTCTATAAAATAAAAAGACTAGGAATTAACCTAGTCTCAAGTGGGGAACGTTGGAACAATTTCGCTTTGCATGTCCATACTAATAGCGAAAGTAAGTGCTCCATTCACTGCGACGCCTGCCATACGCGCTGAAGGGATTGCTGTAAAATCAAACTTTACACCGTCAGGTAAGGTGAGTTGCCAAGGTATAGGACCGGTTAGAGTACTAATCGCCTGATATACAGCTTTGTCATAAATAAATCTAAATGCTAAATCTCCATAATCAATCACACCGGGTACTGATTTTTTAACAGTATCCTTTAGCGTAGTGACGTCTATCTTTTCAGGGGTTCCTCCAAACTCTGGTACTTCCAACAATTCGTCTATATCGGTGAAAGTACTTGCTCCTTCAGTGGCTTTATAACCTAATTTGGTGCCTGTTGCAGCTAATGCCATCTATAATCATCCTCTCTATTGGTATACTAATTCCGTTTTGGTATCTATAACGCCTTTAAATCTCATTGTTTTGTGTCTATATCCTGCAGGGTCGTCTAAATCATTACAAAAGTCCCTAGCGAACCCTAACTCACTCATTTTTCCATTAACTGAGTCAGTAAGTGAACTTGTAGAAACGGTATGGTAAATATCTACAACATAAACAACTTTTATAAGTCTTTCGTTGCCGGGGTAAATTTGCGTATTACCAGCTTCTCTATAGATTATACACGGTATCGACTCCATGCCCTTCTTGTAAGATGCTGCCACATTAACATTTTGGATTTCTGCTAATTTATTAGCTACTTGGCTTTTTGCATTATACATTTAACCACCTAGCCTTCTTATTTCTTTTTTCAATTCATCTGCCATGATTTCTTTAATATTGTCAATATTTTGCTGTATAGCAGGGTATAAAAAAGGCTGTGCCGGCATTCCGGCCCAATCCTCTCTATATCCTAACTGTCCATCATATTTAGGTGGTGATGGTGATTCTGCACCTCTTTGACCTGTTCCAAATTCAAGGTAAGGAGCTTGTTCAACATTCGTACCCGTTGACCCTTTAACTTCGTTAAATGTTACTTTAACTTCGCTGTGTATGGAGTTTCTAGTTTGACCCTTGTCAACAGCACATAGGTCTTTAGCATCACCTTCTACTAAAGCTGTACTCTTATACATTCCTTTAGTTAATGCTTGTGTTGAGTTTCCACCAAGAGCGTTTAATTTCCTCATAAGGCTATCTAAGCCTATAATAGTAGCCATCATTTCACCGCCTTAATGTCAAATGTCCAATGCTGCCACTTCTGAATAGGTTGTATCTCATGATGCAATCCTTCGTACTCAATGAATAATCCTCCAACCACCAAAATGTTAGCATAGCAAAAAACAGTATGGTATTTGTGGATCTCAGTACCATACTGTTGTATTTTTGTTTGTCCTCCTGCTGGCTGTATGTTAGCCTGTATCGTCCCTATTTCTTCATACCCTACAAAGATATCATTGAGCTCATCGTCTTTCTCGTATACCGCTTTTTTAAGCTTGTGAGGTTTTAAATTTCTAAGTCTCATAATTACTCACCTTCAATCTCACATACTGTTGAATTCGCTTTCTGATATCTTCTGGGATATCTGTACTGTATGATACCGATACTCCACCTTGACTTTGTGAGGTTACCCCCTCACTGCCTATACGATTATAATAGATTATAGCAAGCTCTCTTTGTAACGGCTCCATCTTAGGTAATAAAACCGTCCTATTTGTATGATCTAATATTTCTGCTTCAGCATCTTCCAAAATTTGAGTCAATAATTTATCTTGATAATTGTTAACTATTTCTGGTAGTCTTGTCTTTAATTTTGATATTTGAGTTATACTAACTGCCACAATAAGCCTCCCTTCAAAAGAAAAAGAGTGCTTACTCAGCACCCTCCAATAGTTTGATTAAAGTTTCTTTTCTTGCTCTAGCATTAAACTCTATGCCTTTTTCAGTGCATAGAGTCTTAAGCTGATCTACTTCCATTTCTTCAAAAGCTGAGTTTTCTGATTCTACCGTTTCAACTTCAATCTCTTTTGCAGTTACCTTAAATTTTCGGCCCTCAAACCAAGCAGCTACCCATTCTTTATCTGTTGTTGCTTTTCCTTCTACGAAAATAACCGGCCCATATTCACCGGTATACTTTTTATTATCTATAAACGTAATTTCATACATTCCATTCACTCCTTATTGCACTTTGATGTTTCTAAGAACACCAGCTGCACGAGATTTTTTAAGAACTGTAGCCGCTACCATTTCAACTTCACCTTGTTTCACGGCCCCGGCAGTTTTAAAATCTGGCAACCATGTTTTAATGACTTTCGCGCCCAATGGAGAAGCGGCGTGTAACCCATCCAACGCAAATCTTGCAGCGTAAAGGTCTGTTAAACCTGTTGTAGACGTTCCGATAGTTCTAGTTACAATAGGCACCGTTGGCACTGTAGCAGAACCATTGTAATAGTATTGTAAGTCTTGTAATGGAATACCGTTATAAGTCTCTACGGGTACACCGAAAGCATTTAAAGTCTTATCTAAATACCCTGCGCGTCTAGCTGCTTGTTTGATACGAGTAATTAACTTTGTATTGCCCATCAACATGTCGGGTTTGCCGTCCATCTCAGCAAGGAACTCGTCCAATGCATCAAGTAAAAGCTTGTAGTTAGTATCTAAAGCTGTGCCAGACGAAAGGTCAATCACCGCGCCAGTATTGAGTTCCGTAGAGGTTCCTACAAGCATTTTGTCTAATCCATCAAACCCCGTAACCGCTTTATCGCCATTGATAACTGAGTTATGGAAAAGGTTGATAGTAGCCTTAACTTTTTCTTTAAGTTGGAAATCAACCTCATTAACTGCTCCTGAAGTATCTGCGATTACACGGTCGATATCGAATGTACCACCGAATATCTTAAGTTCAACCGATTTAGTCTGTCTGTCAGCTACCTGTGGTGTGTATTCTGTGTTGATGTCCCTAAATGCTGCTGTTCCTGGTGTTTTTAATTGTGTGTATCCATAAACTAAAGTTGAACCGCCTGTTCCTGGTGAAACGGTATCATCAAAGATAATCTTATCCATTAAAAGCGAACCTCTGCGGAACTCATCGATTACCATTTGATCTATTTTGTTTGCCATACCTACTTTTGCTTGTGCTAATGTAATAGCCATTTATATCATCCTCTCAATTTTTATTTATAGTATTCTGACAGTGCTCCTGCTAGTGTTGTAGCAGCTCCACCGCCGCCAGCTCCACCTTTAGGAGGGCCGTCACCTCTTAATTTTTCATTTACTGCTTTTTCTACTGCTGATTGAAACGCCTTTTGTACCGCTTCAATACTCTTACTGCAAGCGTCAGCATCCGTGTAATTGAGCACTTCTGCCAAGTCCAAAGGTAGTCCCTTTTCAGCAAGTGTTTCTTTGGCTGTGGCCTTAAGCTCTCTAGCTGTCAAATCAGCAAGCCTCTTGTTAAAGTCAGCTTCTTGCTTTTCTTTCTCATACTGGGCTTTTTGATCAATATTCATCTTAGCAAGCTTCTCAGCTTCTGTTTTAGCATCTAATATTTTTTGTTGTGAGTCAGCATCCCATTTAGTTTTAGCTGTTTCAAGTGCCTTTGCTACCTTCTTGTCAAATTCAGATTGATAAGTCTTGTCTTTGAGTAAGTCATCAAATGTCTTTTGCTCTCCAGCTGCCGGTTCTGTTCCTCCACCCGATTCTACTGGCCCCGGTGTTGGGTCTGGTTCAGCAAAGAATTGTAAGTTAATCGGTAATCTATTTACTAATTTCATAATATCGCTCCTTTTCGCCCGCGTAGTTCAATGCCCCACACGTTCACATGTTTTAATTTAAGCAGTTTTAAGCCTTACTCAGGGCATTAAAAAAGCACTAACAGCAAGCTACTCCGTCCCCACTCTCCAAAGGACTTCTTTCGCTTATAAATTTGTTAGTGCTTTTTACACATCAACGTCAAATACATTACCCATAATATTACCCACAAGCCTTGAACAATTGAATTCACCAACCGTAACCTCGTTAGGATTAAAACCAATTTGGAAATTTAACTCAGCTCGCTTTTGCAAATCAATGAACCTTTCCATTTCAGCGTTAAGTTCTTTTGCTTTTTCTAACGCTTCATTCAATTCTGTTGTATCAACCGTTATTTTTATATCTGCCATATTTAACTAACCTCCTTAACATAAGTTTCGTACCATTCTTTGTAATTAATATTCCCTACTAAATACGTCTTTCCTGTCTCTGGATTCCTAGCCCTACGTTTGATATTCCTCAAGTATTTCTCACCTAGATAAGCGCGTGTAGTTGATCTGCAGAATGGGTGTAATGGAGGTAGGTTTTTACCCGGCGCTCCTTTACTGACTAGATATACTTTTCTGTCATGTTGCTGACAAACCTTAGAAGTCCTTAAATCCAATGTAGCTACAAAGATATACTTTTCAACATCACATTCCTTATAGCTTTGCATACTCGCTTGATTAGCAAAGTAAGTTGTTTCAGTTCTTATGAGCCGTTCAGCCGCATACTTGCCATACTCCGTTAATTCCTCTAACTCCTTAACCATCTTCTGAATACTCTTACCACTGATCATCCCACTTGTAATAGTCTTTGTAAGCTCTTTAGCGAGCGTATCCGTGTTCTTCCAAATTCTTTCAGAATAGTTAGAACCTAAGAACGGTTGATTGAGTATTAACTCTATCGTTCTTGTAGGAAGTTGAGATACATTAAAACCTAAGTCTATGCCTTTTTGCAGGTTAAAAGTATGCTTATAATAACTATCATTGATAGTATTGAGATAAGAACGCTTGCTTAGCTGCATTTCCTTATCCGCAAGCACTCCATAATGTGTTGATATAGATTGCTTTAAAGCTTCTAATCGTGTAATTCTAGCTTTGTATGCAGCAGAATTTAATTGGGCCAACAAATGCTTTTTGAGCTCAACATTGCTTATCTGAGATATCTCTTTTCTGAGGTTTTCAATCTCTTTTGCGCTTATCTTAGAGTTTAAAATTTTCTTAGCTTCTATAGATGTCAGATTGTGATTGTTGCCGTAAATTTGAAATATTTTATCAATATCTTTTTGTACATCTTGAAGGGCCTTATCGTAAGCCTCATTGATATTGGTAATATATTGGTCGCTATTCCTGTGTGCTTCAGATAATACTTGATTACTTCTGTCAATCCAGTACTGATTAGTCCGTTTCTTCACCTACACCACCGCCTTGCTTGAACAGGTACGAACCGAACTCCTGCTGCTTTAATTTAATCTTCTCTTGTAATTCAACTTTCAGCTTCTTAAGCTCTCCTGCCGGATCATCGATAAAGTCTAAAAGACCTAATCTAGTTTCGTCTGTCACAACACCATCGAGAGCAACAACCATATTAACTAATTCGGCCCTATTAACCGGCAAGCTACGTTTCATTTCGATGTCAATCGAAGCTGGGTCTATTTGTATAGCTTTCTTGCTGTAGAAATTAGCCATTAGCTTAAGACGTTGCTTAATACCTTTTCTGAACCAGCTCTCTTTCTGCTTAGTGAGCATTTCAAAAGCTAATAACTTATAAGCCAGAGCTACCCCAGCAACTTGAGAACCAAAATTATCATCCGTAAGGCAGGGCACTTTTGAAAACTCATGAATATCATCCTTAAGAGATTTTTTTAGGATTTCGACCTCGGTTTCATTAAGATTTTTTATTAGCCACTTAGCATCAGAACCCTCTTGTAACTCAAGTAATTTTAACTCTTTTATTTTTTTAGCTGTTTTGGTAACTTCTGCTTCATCGTCCCCCAAGCTGGCACCTGTTATCACAAGCAAGGCATCCACAAGCTGCTCTTTATCGTTGACTCTATCGCTTTGTAAAAGGTTATAGGCATCAATCAAGCTAATCACCTGTTCGAAATCGCCTTGCATAGAGCGCTTATTCTTGTATTCAATGAGCGGTACCATATCAAAATAATGATCAGTCTCTTCCATCAATGTGTAATCTGACATTAGTAACTCTTCAGCTTTGTACTGCATTTCCTTATCTGACGTATATACATTAACTGTGTAATGGGTTATCTTACCGTCAGTATCCATCTTAGGATAATAATGTACTCCAAATAACGGGCGATGTTTTACGGTATCGTCACATACAACAAATGAGCATCTAGGACTTATATTGGCTAAATCTACAATAGGTGAATCGTCGTCAGATGCAAACGCAAGCTCATTAGCTAAACCGTATACTGACAGATCGCGAGCAAGCTCAGTGTCATGGCTCGGTGCATCGATGTCCTTGAAGTTATCGGTTAATACTTTGAGTCCATCCTTTTCTTTGTCGTTGTCAAGCTTGTAAATCACCGGATTACCTAAAAAATAGCCTGTCGCCATATCCGTTATATACTCGGCATGGTTACAGACTAATTTATTGTTAGGTAACGATGTATTTTGCAGTACTCTATTCTTAATGGCATGTTCCCCATAATAGTAATTGCTGAGCATATCTAACCGTTTCAAACTCTCTTGATGCTCTTTGATACAACTTCTTATAAGTGCTACTGGTATCTCCCCATTTATAATTAAATCTGAATCTCTAATTAAACCCATGTCGCCCTCCTATAATCCTATATTAGCCTTACTTTTAACTTTAACTTTCCTGTTAGCTTTCATATCATCCTCTAGGGCATATCTAACCATGTCTATGGTGTGATTGTCTTTATCTGGATAACCAGCCTTAAAGTTACCGTTGTTGTCTTTTTCTAATTCATACTGAGTAAACTCTCTAGCCGTATTAGGACATCTATACTTATCAATTATGATCTCTTCTATCTCTTCACTGAGGAACTTCATTCCGTGATCTATACTATCGGGGCCTTTCTTAGCACCCCTAATCCTATGACCTCTTTCATTAAGATCTGCTATACTCTTAGGTTCTGCTGAGTCAGCGGTAATAATTTGATTGAGTTTATTTTCGACCTTGATTAATTCGCTGGCTTTGCTATTTGATAACCTAACTTGATAAATCTCATAGAAGATGTATAACCTCTTACGTGTTTTATCATAGTGCATAACACCATATGAGAACGGGTCAGCAGCATAACCCCAGTCGATACCCCTTTTAAGATTGCTGAAGCTTTTAACTTCATCATCACTGATAGGTCTTACAACAACATTAGTAAATACTTCCCCACCAGTTCCAGTAACTTCACCAAGGTACTCATGGTTATATAAAGCTTCATTTTTTGCTTTAAGTTCCTCAGCTTCTATGAAGAACTGTTCGCCTAACCATTCAGCCGGTACGCTCAAATAATCACTATGATGATATACTGTGTCGCCTCTGGTATTTAACTTTACGTTGTTAACCCACGCACTTACTGTCTTAGGTGGATTGTAAGAATAGAACACATCAAACTTACTTCCACCACGCATAAGCGACTGATTAATTACTCGAAGCTCTTCTTCACCATTAAACTCGTCAACCTCTTCAAACCAAATATACCTAATGTAACCATGGCGCACCTTTGTAGATTTAATCTTCTTAGGTTTATCAGCTCCACGGAATAGTATCTTTTGGCCTGTAGGTATGTAAGTTATTTCAAGAGGACTTAACTTAGCATCCCAATAAGCGGTGACACCTAATTTATCAATGCACCACAATAATTGCTCATAAACGCTTTCTTTGAGGAACTTACCTACTTTACGTATCGCTACCGCATTAGTCCCAGGATTACGCATCATACCTAATATTATTTCTGCCCCAGCAAATGAGGATTTAGTAGAGCCACGACCACCATCTAACCAATAGTGAGTATATTTATCTTGCTTAACATCCTTGTGTAAATCGTAAAAACTGGGAGCAATTACGTCTGATAATTTAACATCCATTCGACCACCTTTTGTTTAGTATTTATGTGCTTTTAATACTTAAAATCAAAATGACACTCCTAAGAGTGCCACAAAGCTTAATTCTATGTTATTGACTACCAAGGATAATGTTAAGTTATCTGTGGTAGTTGTTATATGTCATCTACAATCTTAACTCCTAAATCTCCTTTGATTTCTAGCTTATCATTAAACATCCCTAAATGACGGGCCACATTCTCAAGAGCTCCGTCTTGATTTCTAAACTTAACTTCAAATCCCGTGTTTGTTTGCTTGACTCCAGCATATAGAAGTTTTGCTTTAGAGCTAAGAAACCTCGTATCCTCCACATGGGTTTCGGCGTGACCTTCACCTCGACAATAAGGACATTTAGGGTGGGGTCTTAATAATCTATCAAACCCATACCCTCCATCGTCAGATGGTAACACTGAGTCTTTACTTTCATATTCAGCTTCATGAACCGCTCTATCTACAGCTTTTTGATATTCTTCTTCATCCACCCATTGGTAATGATGATCTATACCAAAACAATGTCTACAGCAGACTCTACGTACATGAATAATCTCGTTTGGGTCAGCGTTAGCAATGTCCCACCACCTCTGTAAAACCATATCTTGAGTGATTTCAGTACGTTTTTCTCGATCTTTCATTCTTTTATTTTTATAGGCTTCAATCTCTACATTTTTCAACAACCGACTAGCGGCCTTTGCTGCCACATCGTCACTCTTTACAGTCTTATAAATCGCCTTGTAAGCTCTGGTGCCGTTAAGATCAATAAGATATTCATTTACAAACGCTTTTTGCTTATCAGTCACAACGCACACCTCCTAAATAAAAATAAGAGCATCCTTTGTTGGACACTCGTTGATAATATAATCATAAATTATAATAAAATTTAAAAGGTATTTAACAAGTCTACAATTCAAATACCTATCAAATATTTAGAGAGCTTACTAGTAATGATCTCTTTACATAGTTTATAAATCCAGTCTCTTGTGTAATTATATTTGATAGCCATTCTTGACGCTGGCACTTTATTGAAATATCTATCTGTAATTAATTTTAGATCATAATCATTTAAGCTTTCTAATGCAACTTCAATAGTTTTCTTATTAAGCTCGTACTCTTTGATCTTATTTCTAATCCTTTCTATTTCACGCTCTTTGTTAATTAGCTCATTCTCTACACTACTGTTAAATTCATTCGTGGGAGTGCTGGGCTTGATCTGATTATCACTTTGACCTTTGAACCCTTCACAATTATTTTCAATGCGCTCTATCTCAATTTCTAAATATTTTATATATAAAGGTATCTCTCTATAATTAAATAAAGAATATTCTATCTTTTTATAATCAACCTCATTTTGCATGTTAAAATCTCCTTTTGTCTCATTTTTTCTAAGACTCTCACAAACTTATCCGACAAGCCTAAACTCTTAAATCCTTTGCCTATCAAGCCCTAACCTCAAAAGTCTTACAAATATCTGTCGTACTTTTTATAAAAACCCTATATATATTATATATTTATTATATTTACTTACTAATTTATAAAAAAATATATAAGACAGTAAGACAGTAGTACTTTAGACTTTGAACGACAATGCA